CCCGTTTTCGATGATTATCCATATTGGATTGCTCACTATTATGTAGAAAAGGTGGCTTATAAAGGCCCTTGGAAGTTTTGGCAACATACTGATGTGGGTAAACTTCCTGGTATAAAAGGGTATGTAGACTTTAATATTTATAATGGTTCGTATTATGATTTAAGAAAGCTAACCATCGGAAATCAAGATAACGATTGGTGATTTCTGAGTCATTTTGTAGCTCCTTTTAAAATAGGTGTACCTTTCTGTTTACCTATGTGGTGTATAGTATGAACTTAAATAAGTATCAATTAAATTCTAATTCAGTTTATTTGATCTTATCTTTGCAACATTCTTTATGGTTTGTTGTTCTTTAATTATATCCTTTATTCTTCTCTTTTTTTCTTGGGAAGAGATTGTTTTGGTCCTTTAATTAGATCTTTTATTAAAGCTATTTTATAGCTAATATACAATGAGTTATTGAATATTACATATTTATTTATTACTCCTTGATTGCTCAAAGTATGATGTCTCGTCTCGAAATATATTGTTTATCATAACTTCATCTGTGAGTTTATATTTCAATCTTATTTTTCTTCCTTCCAATATCATTGCTATTATGTCTCAAAAGCATTGTTATTACACTGCAATAGTATAGCTTTTGCGATGCAATATTATTGATATTGTGCAACGAGTCTGTGTAATTCACTACTTTTTATATGCTTTTAAAAGAATTTATTATCAGCAATTGGGGTATTATTTGTATTTTTGCGGTATGAATGTCGTTGAATTTTGCAAAGCCTTTTATTTAAAGGGATTTAATGGCATTTAGGAATTTGTAGGTAACAAAAGAGTAACAAAATTATGAAGATAAAAGAAATTGTAAGGCTTCGAGAAAAGCCTTTAAAGGACGGGCAAAAAAGCCTTTATTTAGATATATATGTAAATGGCGTGAGGAGCTACGAATTTTTAAAGCTGTATTTGCAACCTGAGACGAGCAAAGTTGCGAAAGACAAAAACAAGCAAACGCTTCTACTCGCTGACGCAATAAAAGCGAAAAGAATAGTCGAGATACAGACGGGGGAGTTTAAGGCTTTAAAAGATAATAGAGTTACATTATTATCATTGATCAACTCGAGAGTAGAAAAGAAAGGAGTGTATACAGATAAATATTTGCTTCATGTCTTGAAGTCTTACCTAAAAAATAAAGATATAGAGCTGTCGAAAATTACCTTAAAGTGGGTAGAGGATTTCTTCGACTATCTTAAAAAATCGCCCGAAGGACTTTTCAAAAAAGTAAGAATGAAGTCGAGTTCGGCCAGAGTACTATGCGAAAGGCTATCGACTGCGCTTAACGACGCTGTGCGAAAGGGTTTTATACAAAACAATCCTTGCAAGTATGCGGAGAGAATAAAATTCGAAGAAGCTAAAAGAGCTTTTCTAACTCAAGAAGAATTAAAACGGCTAGCCGCAACTCCGTGCAAAGGCTCGAGTTCGACGGCTGAGGCTTTCCTCTTTAGTTGTCTTACAGGATTGCGGTACAGTGATGTGAAGAAACTTACATGGAGTGAAGTTTCGCAAGATTTAAAAAGGATCACATTTGTACAAAAGAAGACATCGGGCCTCGAGTATTTGGACCTATCTCCGCAAGCTTCGCAAATGCTAAAAGAACGCAATAGAGTGGGGGATTTCGTTTTTTACGACTTGCCTAAATTTCTCAGTAGTGTGAGCTCAACTCTCAAGAGGTGGGCGAAGGATGCTGGGATAGATAAAAACATTTCTTTTCACACGGCCCGACACACCTTCGCCACTATGCTATTAACCCTCGATGTAGATTTGTACACTGTCTCAAAACTACTCGGGCATAAGGATATTAAAACGACGCAAATCTACGCTAAAATAATCGATAAGAAAAAGCAAGACGCTGTTAATAAAATACCTCAGCTATTTTAATGAATAGCTAACGCCAACGCCTACAAAAGGCTCAAAAGATTTTGACTTTAAACCTATTCCCACGCCACAAATAACACCAATGTTAAAGCGTTTATTTCGCGTAATTATTTTCTCGGTGTTAGTGGTGATGTAGGTTGTAGGGGCTCGTATATATATGCTATCTAATTGAGCGTTGTATCCACTTATGTAAGCGGTGTAAGAACTATCTTTGTACACTTTGCTCTCTATGGGCAAAGCGGTTGCAAGCGTGTCGCCTGCAACTGCTATTTTTAGAGTGTCGTGTCTAATTTTAAAAACCTTTACGGGCTTAGGCGTGTAGAACTTTAAAGTATCAACTACTTTGAGCGTGTCGGTTTTCACTTTTATTTTAACCCTTTCTACCTCGTCGAGTTGAGGATCTTTGCCACAATTCCCAAGAAGGAAGCCGCAAATAACCGCTACTAAAAGTAATAAGAGGTATTTTAAATCTCGTGTCATAGTGTGGATTTTAAACGATAGTTATACTTATTTTTTCTTTGCGCTTTTCGCAATCGAGGAGAACGGACATCAACTTTTCGAGCGTTGCACGGCTGTTAAGGACTTGCCCTTTCGCTTTGTTTTCCCCCACCAACAAACAGCCCTCCGTCGAGTCGGGGCGGTTTCCATTATGCACCCTAATATATTGATAACCAGGCACATTCAACAGCAAAGGCAACACGCGTTTAAAGCGTGGCGAAAAGGTCAAAACTACATCGTATTTACCTGTTGGTATTGCCGTTTGTCCTTTGATTTTCTTTGCAAGAATTTCGTCCAACGACATAGTAGAGTTTAATCCTCTGTCGGTGTCCTCCAGCGTGTCGCAAAAATAAACCCCGTTGAGGCTCATTCTGCCTATCGTGTAGCCGTCCTTTCTTGCTATTCTACTTACTTGTATCTCCATTTTTATTAAGAGTTAAATAATCATTTAAATAAGGGATTTTATTCACAAGCTTTAAGCTCACGATGTAGTAGATAAAATCTATAAGGCTGTGCATCGTCGTGCCGTCGATGAGCATAAAACGAAGGTTTTTTAAAATATTAATCGAGTAAAACCACAACGCTATAAAGCAAAGCGTTTTGACGCAATACAAAGCCTCATCTCTGTTGTGAAGGAAATGCCCCACAAAGAAGATACACGAAGCAAGCAAAAAGAACACTAGGATGTGGTAAAAAAATACCATAGCTTTGCGCATTTTCCACCCTCCGCCATTGCGGTAGTCTGCGATTAGTCCACATAGGAAATTAATCACAAAAACGATGATCATCGAGTGCATAAAGTCTCGTATAGGATAGAGCAAAGCAAGCAACCCGCTTACCACTGCAATAATAAAAGTTTTTATATCATTCATAATTAAAGAGTTTTTAAAAGATAAACATACATTGTAATTGCAATACCTGCAAGCACATCAGCGGTATTATAGCGACGTTCCTCGAGAGCTGCGCCTATTACCTCCGCACAGGTGAAAACCGCCATAGCCATTATATAAGCAACTGCCCAACGACGTGGAGCGTCCGCCTCGCTTAGAGGTAGGAGAGCAACGCCCACCCCTATAACGATAGCGGTAATTATAATTAAAACATATTTTGTTATAAAACTTTTCATAAGAGTTTAGTTTTATTTATAGTTAAGCCAAACTATTTGCAACCATATTGAATGTTTCAATCCACGGCAAAACGGCCAAACGATAACCAAACGAATTTAAATGCAAGCCGTCAAACGTGGTAATTGATAGGTTTTCGTCTGTAATACCGCTTCTAAATTGGTCAACGAAATACCAGTTATTTCGCTTTGCAATAGTCATAATAGCGAGCTCATAATCGGTTAACTTATGTCCTCTCGAGTTAGCTGAAACACTAGTAGCACCATCGTTATTTCTTCGCAAAGCGTTCGAGCAAATCACAATCGCATCGTCACCGCTTAACGCTTTAACTCTATCGCTGAAAGCTCGCAGCGCTCCGTAAAACGTTGTAATACCTGTGGCATTTTCATAATCAGAAACCGAACCTAGTGGAATGTTTCTTTTGAAATCATTTGTAATACTGTCGAGCGTCCAAATGTCGCCTTTTTCTCCCTTCCATTCACCCGATTTGCTCATCATTGAATTTACATCGGTTGCGGTAGTACCTCCGAGAGAAGCGCCCGAATAACAATAGTTTACACCACTGTCACTCTTAAAATTGAACTGCTCTCTTAATAATGATTGATAGCCCACTTGCAACGCTCTTTCTGCGTTATTTGTCGTTTTGCCGTCATACCACCAAAGCGACATACCTACAAAATTTACATTGTGGTTTATCGATTTTTTATTGCTTTGAGCAACTCCTATTTTTTTGAGATAAAAAGACATTGCACCGCCAAAACAACAACCACGCACAAATCTTGTAGCGGAGTTTAAAGCTATTTCTTTTTTAGCAAACTTTTCACCTGCCCGAGCGCCTGAAGGTGTGTGCGATAAGACGCTCCCGCTCTCGTCGAACTGCATAAAAATAGGATAATTCGCACTTGTCAAATTATCGTTTAGCGCATTTCCGTCGACATAGATATGGCGTGCTTTACTTCCGTCTACTTCGATTTTTGGAGTAGTGAAAAATCCGCCATAAGGAGTAATTTCACCGTTTAGTTTTAAAAACCCTGTAACGCCTTGAGCTTTATTGTATGATAGCTTTTCGAAGGTCGATAAATCTTCTTTCAACTCGTTAAGTTCTGCGGTAAAATTCGTGTCGCCAGGATCACCCTTTTCGCCTTTTTCTCCTGGCTCGCCTTTCTCTCCTCTTTCGCCTTGAACGCCTTGCAACCCTTGTTCGCCTTGAGCTCCTTGAACTCCTGGGGGACCTTGCTCGCCACGTTCTCCCGCTTCGCCTTTCTCTCCCTTTTCTCCTTTGAGAGCTTTCAAAGGCACGAGCACCATTTCCGAACCTTGAAAGGCGGGCAAAGAGTTCACGTCGTCGAGAGTCTCTGCTATAACGAGACTATCTACCTCTTGCGCTTGCTCGCTTAAAACTTCTTGAACAATTGCCTTAATCGTATTTCTATCTACTGCCATTGCTTTATATTTTTTATTTGTAAATTTGTAAATTTCCTACCTCTGTTAAGTTGCGCACCTTCGTCTTTTTACCGCTGTCGTTGCGCTTATCGTTTTTATTTTCGACGTGGTATTTACCGCCTTCAAACATCAGCTTTTTAAACCTTGAAACCTCCCGAAGTTCAAATCTAGCTACACCTCTGCGCACGTCTATCTCTGCGCCTTGTGACAAAAACTCTTTGCCCTCGTGTAGGCTGTCTTTAAAGACTTTGAAGGGGTTAAAGTCGCTAAGCCTTAGCTCAAGTTTTAAACGCACGCCAGGCGCTTTGTACTGCGCTAAAAACTTATGTATGAATAACTCCTCCTGTCTTAGTTTTGCCGAACTTGCAAAGGCTTTTATTTTATCGACTTTTTCCACTCTGTTAGCACCTAAATAGCTCACACTTGAGTAGTTTGCGGAGGTGCCGTCGTCTGTGCAAATCTTAAACTCTCGCGTTTCTGCTTTTACTGCGCTGTCGGTGCTCGAATTGTAATAAAATTCTGTATCGGTTTTTTGCTCGTCGAGGTAGTTTGGATTAGCCTCAACTACTTCAAATTTTAAATTTTTGAGCCAATAGCACCAAATATCACCGCCTACCACTTTAGGCAAATCAAGTTCGGCTTCTGCCCCTTTTATTAGGCCTTTGAACTTCTCTGGAACTACCTTATATTTTTTGCCCTCTCTGAATTTTCCGTCGGGTAGGTAGATAGTGAACTCGAATTTATCGCCTTGCGGTGCCTCGGGCATTGGTATGTAATAGCCTTCGTCCTTTAAGCCCTGCCCCCATTGTCTTTGAATGTTTTTTAAGGCGTGCCACTTGTACGCAATCTCGTCGCACTTTAGCCCCTCACGCTTGCCGTAATATAAATTAAAGTCACATTCTGTGTGAGCCCAGTAGAGGCCGTTCCAATATTCACCCCCAACGCACAAACGAGCCTTAATATAAAGGTCTTCGAGTTCAATTTTATCAACTTCTAAACCCTCTAAACCTCCGCCTCCTCCGTCCTCGTTAAAGACGATGTCGTGCTTTTTATTATTCATAGAAATCTCTCCGCCTATTCTAAAATACCTATTTGGGCTTTGTGTGAAAATCTCCGAAGGGATAGTCCTATTTATCGTTATAGCGGGGTAATTTTGATAGCTCTCTCGAGTAATTAAAGACTTACGTAAGTCTCCCACAACGAGCAATATTTTTTCGTCAAAGTTTAGATAAGGAGTTAGCGAGTTGAAACTATCAGCGTAAAAGGCTGAAAGCGTTTGAAAGTTTCTTTTATCCGCCTCCACGTGATCCACCTGAGTGGTTTTTCTTATATGCTCCTCGAGCTCGCTGTCGAGGGCTTTCGAGAACTCTCGTACAATGGTTGCGCCAACTTGACGCTTTGCGAATAGCTCCTCGCTCGCTTCTTCGCTGCCGGGATATTTCTCGAAAAACTCGTCATTATTTGGGCAAGTTAAAGCGGTGAGGCTAGTCAAATAGATTTGCGGTACTCCGTTAATCTTTTTGCCCTTTTCATAGCGAATATTATCGCCATCGCCTTGAGCGAAATAGCGGTGTAAAGTGGTTGCAGAGCTTTCGAAAAATTTAAACCATACGGCTTTCTTTATTCGCATTACTCCACTATTAGCAAAGCGCACGCCTCTGCCGTCGAACTTATCTGCGCTATCTCCCGCGGGCCGTAAATACCAAAAATCGCCATACAAAGCGAAGTTTATAAAGTTGCCGTTAGGCGTTTTATAGTTGCGTCCGCCTTGATAGAGTGGGGTGTAAAATTTACTTAGCGGTGACGTTTTCTCGATAAAATTAGACTCGTCGAAAGCATCCTCAAAAAGCGAAGAAACCTTATAAAAATTATCCTTTGCTTTTACTGAATTGTAAACGCTATCGAGTGAAATAGCGTTGTCTGTGCCGCCGTATAATTCCGCTGTTATATTTATCTCCTCTTTGAGGCTTTGCAAATCCTCAACGCTATAAGTTAATTCGCTGTCGTTGCGTTGTAAAAGCGAATAACGATAAAAGTTATAGTTATTGCTTTGGAGCTCTTCTACATCAAATAAATAGACGTTGTCCCCCACGATTATAGCCGTGAGATTTAGCCACTTGCAAATCTCCTCGAGGACCTCTTTACAGTTCCACGCTACTTCGCTGTCGGGTTGGTTTTCGTCCTCCTTTTTATCGAAAAAATTACGCTCAGACACTCGCAAGTCTGCAAAGCCTTTAGCCTCATCGTTAGCAAGGGCGAAGGTCTTATGTACATAAAAGTTTTTAATTCTGCCTTTTGCGTTAACTCGATTAAAAACCTTGTATAAGATTTGCGAAATATAAAGGGTTTCTTTTTGCTCTGAAATATAGGGCAAATCCTCCAACACCGAAAGGGGGCAACGACATTCGAACGAGATAACATCGCTACTACTTGAGTAGTCGTTGTCGTATCTGTTTGGCGTAACAAAGCCAAACCAAGAGAGTAGCTTTTCACCCCCTACACTTTTACGCAAAAATACTACCGTCTCGTTTGGCTCACTTGGCACGAAATCGAATAAAAAATCGTTAGCCTTGTTCGCCAAAACTTCCACAACTGCGGTAGAAGTTCTCACGGGTGAAAGCAAGTTATCAGGCGTTTCGTATGTAAGTGTAAAAGGGTTTGCAGACATTCTCACGGGGATAACTTTTTGCACCCCCGAGTTAATAATATTCAACTCATATCTGAATTTATTGTCTTGGCTTTTAAAACTTCCGTAAAGTGTCATATATAAAAAGAAAAACGGGGGCAAAAGGTAGCACAAAGCTACCCCTTACGCCCGTGTCGATTGTTGTCGTTGCGCTGTGAAAAGTAAATATCAGAACCTCGCAAACGTCCTACAATTTCAATTCGTTGCGCCCCTCCGCTGCCTAACTCGTTGCGGTTAATCGAGTTAAACAAATTGCGTTGCTGGCGCCCGTTCAAAATCATTTCGCCCGACGAAACTCTTGCGATAGTGTTGTCGTGATAGTCATTTCCGCCAACGATACCACCTCGAGCAAACGCACTTGCCCCAACGATTAAGGCTTTCATTCCTGCTATCTGCTTAGCGGCTAGCCCTATACCTGCGAATGGTATTGCAGCGTAAGCCGCTGTCGCTTGCGAGGCCATGAGCACCTGCGCACTTTTAGCGAGTGCAGCGTTAGCCGCTATCGCCGTTGTGACTTGTGTCGTTTGCGCTGCTGTCTGTGTTGCGGCTGCCTCCACTGCTGCCGCTGAGGCTGTCTGCGTTGCAAGGCCCTCCGCCTGCTTTGCCGCTGCGAGCATCTCAGAGGCTTTCGTAAACTCGTTTATAATATTTACGATTTGCAAAACGCCATCTATCGAAGAAGTGAGAGCACTCCACACGGCTTGAATTTTCTCCCACGCTGTTGCATCTGCGTTGCTCATCGTTTGTGAAAGCTGTTGCCACGCATTTGCAACGCCTATTATAGCGTCGCCTCCGCCTCGCAAACCCTCGTAAGATAGTTTATTAACTTGCTCTTGAAAGGCTTTCAGATCCTCTCTAATTTCGTCAAGTTGCAAAGCCTCTTTAAGGCTTTTAACTTTGAGGATTTGAGCGTTAATATCTTCTATCATTTGGGCGGCGGTCTTGCCCGCCTCCTTGAAGCGTCCGCCCATCATATCGGAGAGCTTCTGCTGTGCTAGATTTAGCTCCTCTTCGCTTATCTCTCTTTTGGTCTTTTTATAATCTTGCGCTTTATTGCGTGTATAGTCTTCGGCCTTGCCTTTGCTTAAGTCGCTTTCAGCCTTGCCCAAAACTGCATAAAAATCTCCGAAAGCCTCAACGAGTTTCGAAGAGCTAAAGCCCAACTCTGTAAACTCTTTTACTGCTTCGTCTGCGGAGTTCTTGAACTCTTTGTAAATAGCTTCTTTTTCGCTTTCGAAATCGTCCTTTGTGAGGGTGCTTTCGTTAGCCTTTAAAGTTTGCAAACGCTTCTTATATTCTTCTTCGAGCTCTTTTGCCTTTCGGTTTGCACTTTCGCCAAAGTCCTTTTTATATTCGCTTAGAGCTGTTCTTCCGAAGGTGCTTTGCTTCGTCGCTTTTTCGTCGCTGTCGATAACGCTGCGAGCTAAATCCTTTAAGAGTTCTCGCTTTTTCTCGTTAAATTTCTTTTCAGTTAAAAGCCCTTCTTTGTATTCGAAATTAAGATTTTCGAGTTTTGTAGCGTAATCCTTTTGCAGTTTTGCAAGTTCGCTATCTTTCTTTTTCTTCTTATCTTCTCCGCTGTGTGGTGGTCGATTTGTCTCGCCTTCTTCGGTTGAGGCTGCGCCCCCTTGCGCTGTTTTAGGTAGGGTTTTTAATACTGCATTCTCGTACGTTTTTACCTCTTTGCCATAGTCTACGACGAGGTTTCCCGCCATACTTAAGGCCTTCTTATTATCGCCTATAAATCTTTTAATCTTGTGATAGATGAGCATTTGACGAGATTTCGCACTCCACTCTCCGCGCTGCAAGATCCCCTCGACGTCCACCATTGCGGCATCGTGCTCTCCTCTAAACTTACTTAAGTTCGATTTCGAGTTATTTTTTAGCCTATTTCTCTCATATTCATGGTAAACCGAGTTTTTAAACTCCCTAAAAGTTGAAAAAGTGTCGGTAAAAAAACTGCCCGAGCGTCCGAAAAAGTCGTCCTTTTTACTTTTTACATTTGCGAGTTTTGCCTCGGTTGCCCAATACTCTTTTTGCGAAGAAATTGCCCCGTCTATCTTCTTTTTTAACTCGTTATATTCTTTTGCATTGGTTTTAACTGAAACCTTTTCGAGGTCTAACTTAGAGATAAGATCAGGGTACTCGTCTTTAAGATTTTTGAGGGCTGCCTGCCACGCTGCGGAGCCTTTCTCGCTATTGCGCATTACCCCCAAATTTGTGCGCATAGCCTCGTCGAGCTGCGTTGATTTATCCGCTACATCTTTTAAGCGCTCTTCGGCTAGGTGAGCTCTATCCCACAAGTCTTTCAACGCTGAGCCTAGCTCTATTACTGCGGTTATCGCAACCATAGGACCAAGTGACGCAAAAGCTGCCCTAACCGAAGCCGCTGCGCTTACTGCCGTCGCCTTCATTCCTCGCCATGCTGCGCCCCACGCTGTTGCGCTAGCCGTTGCACTTGCCTGCTCTGTTGCGGCTATTTTTATAGCGTTGAGCTTGCGCTGAGCTGCGAAGTTTTGCGCTAACGCTCTGCGCTTTACCATTGTTTGCTCTTCCAGCCTTACACGCTCTTGCGCTGTGGCGGTTTCGAGCGCTCGCTCTCTTAGCGCTATGCCTCTTTTTAACTCGAGTGCTTGTTGTTCTAAAATGGCTATTTTTGCCGTTGCGGTTTGCACGCTTGTAACGCTCGAGGCTGCGGCTGTCGCGGCTGCTGCCTTCCAACCTCTCCACACGCCCACAAGTTTAGACGTGGCGAAAGCTGCGGCAATTTGAACCGCTATCTTTGTCAGGTTGTCTTTAATGTAATTAAGCCCGCCTATAACCGCGTTCAAAAAGCCAACGACACCGCCTTCGCTTTTCTTAAATATCGAAATCATAACGCTCTCCCATGTTGACTTCAACGTGTGCAAAGCGTTCATATATTTACCCGTCGATTGCTCGAACATACGAGCGTTTTCGCCTTGACTATTCTTAAGCGTTGTAGAGAGCTCTGAGAGCTTATCGACGTTGTTAATTAAAGCCGCTGCTTTTGGTGCTGCGAGTTTACCAAAAACCGAAACGAGGTCGCCAATGCTATTGCCTATACCGCTGTCTTTCAACTTCTGTAAGCTCTTAACTAATCCGTCATTTTTAAGCGTCGTTTCGTTCAAATTGACGCCATAACGCTTAAGAGTTTTTGCCGCCTCTGAGCTTTGCGAAGATATCGCGATAAGCATTTGCTTTACACCTGTACCTGCGTCAGAGCCTTTAAAGCCGACGTTCGCTAAAGTTCCTAACGCTGCGTTGGCTTCTTCGATGCCTATTTTTGCCGTTGTGGCAATCGGTGCGGCTATTTTCAAAGCCTCAGCCAAATCTGACACGTTAGTCGCTGAATGTGCAGCGGTGCTGCTTAAAACGTCGTTGATATTTCCTAAATCAGAAACCTCTTTGCCAAAGCCATTCATTACGTTAGTTGCAATGTCTGCCGCCTCAGCTAATTCGATAGTATTAGCTTGCGCAAATTCTAAAGTTTTGCCCACTGCTTTCGCTGCGTCTAAAGGTTTTAAGCCGTTGCGCACAAGATTTTCGAGGGCGTTTGCTGCGTCGGTTGCGCTGTATTTCGTCGTTGCGCCTAGCCGCTGCGCCTCGTCCTCCATTGCTTTAAATTCGCTCTTAGTGGCGTTACTTACTGCCCTTACTCTCGCCATTGCGTCTTCGAACTTGCCTCCCGCCTCGAGAGCTTCACGCCCAAACGAGAAAGCACCAAAAGACAAGCCTAAAGAGCCTAACGTCGAAGTAATTTTGCTTGTTAGGTTTTTAACGATATTTTGAGCCTCTGCCGCACCTTTTTTAACCCCGTCGGTTAAAAGATTTAAGGCTATTGCAAAAGATAATTTTCCCATTTTATTTAATCCTTTTTATAGTTTAAAATTTCGGACGCCATTCGCTTTTCTTCCTCCGTTATTGAGGCGTCCTCCTTTGGCTTATTTGCCTCCCAGGGAAACTCTATTAAATCCCTCATCGTTGTCTTTTTATCAAGATGAGGCGAAAGCTGTATAAAATTCCAAAAGCGTTGTAACTCCATTTGCTCTCGTGTCTTTTTGTCTAAAGCCTCAACTAAAAAACCTACCTCGTAAAGTTCGCAATCGTTCATTAAGTAGGAGAGGCCAATGCCCGAAAGAGCCAAACGCCCGACGATGTCTTTAACAAAGATCTCCTTTTGCTCTTTGCCTTTACCTTCTGCCTTTTCAACTTCTGAAAGTGTTTCACGGAATTGCGACAAATAAAGTAATTCTTTGCCTATATCTTCGAAAGTTTCGCCTATTAAATCGGGATTCTCTTTCGTTAATTTTAGCACCTTTTCGAACGATAATTGCGCCTTTTCTCTCCTTGATTTTAAGCAATAGGAGAGGGCTATAACGTCGTCTAAATTTTCAGCGTCGAAGGAGTTAAAAGAATGCTTTCGAAGCAACTCGAATTCGATTATTTTTTTAAGTGTAATTCTCATTTTTAAGGGCTTGATTTAATAAAAAAGTGGAGATTTTCGCAAACCCCCACTAAAAATACTAAACAAAAAAAACTAAATAATAATCAAAGATGAAACAATAAAACTACATTATATGAATTATGGCATTTAATCCTCTGTATTTTAAGGCGTTACGAATGTTAACTCGCCTGTGCCTTTACCGCTCATCGAGAATTTAGCGAGAGAGCCTGCCTCAGAGCTAAGCTCAAGAGATTCGACATTTACAGCGCCTTTAAAATAAGGCTTTGTATCGTCTTTGTCGAACGAGTAGCCGTCGCTTTCGTTGCCCGCCTTCACGGCATCACCGAAACGAAACTCTAAAGGCTCCATGTTGTTGATTGCCTTCATGAAATTGCCGTAAGAAGCTGTATCAGCTTTATCGGTTAGAAGGCCTTCGGTCGAGATGCTGAAAGATTTTTTAGAAATAAAACCGCTTTCCCAATCGCCACTCATCTTATTAGTGGTATCGGTAATTTCTCCATTGATTGTGAGAGATGCGTTTGTAGCAAAGGCTACAGGCTTACCTCCCAAGAAAATGAAGAGTTGACCCTTTTTAATATCTCTATTTGAGGCATATTTGCCTGCTGCTGTTGGTGTTGCTGGTGCGCCCATTAATTTAAAATTTTAAAGTTACTATATATATATAATAAGGTGTAGCTGTTTTAGGTAGCAAATAAATTTGTATAGGTGTTTTATTTTTCGTAACTTTGCAACTGCCTATTTTCATAGATAGGTTGTGAAGTTTATTTTACAGCGGTGGTGTTTTTCGTAAATATCACCGCTTTTCTTTTGTCTTTTTGCTTTCAATTGTTAAATTATAGTTAAATTCTTGTTTTTCTTAAAATTCTTGATTAAATAATTTGCACAATCAAGATGAAAGTACTATCTTTGCAATGTAAAATAAAATAAACAACAATTTAAATGAAAATAGCAATGAAAGAGTTAGTTTTATACAAGATTGAATGGTATTTGGATATAGAGGATAGAACACTTAGCAAGACCTACAAGTGTTCAGAGGAAGAAGCGGTAAAGAAGTACACAGAACTCAGAGACATTCTCTCAATAGATGATGAGATTTGCCTTTTCAGGAAAGAATGTTCTTTTTTGGAAGATGGAGAACTGAAAATTGTCAGCGAGCCTATCCATTTAAGTTGCGGTAAACAAGAACGAGCAAAATGCAATGTATTGTAGAAGTAAAAAATTATAAGGCAATGAAACAATTAACAATTTATCTCAATTCAGATGTGGTAAATATTGCAACTAATATTCCAAGCCATAAATTTTCAGAGTTAAACCAACTTGCAAGAAAAGAAACGGTAGAAATTATCTTTTTCAAAGATTATTACAGAGTAATAGGAAAAAGAAATAGAAAGATAAAAGTTCCAAATAAGATTACAATGTCTGCGGATGCACTTCTAAAATGGATTGAAAATAAAATAATGACAGCGTGGGAGGGTTAAGAGATGAAAGAAGTAAAAGAAAAAAAACAACACGGAGGAAAAAGAGAGGGGGCTGGACGAAAGTTCGCCCCCAAAGAAGAAAAGAAATACTCGCTACAAGTCTATTTAACAAAAGAAGAGCTCGAAATTATCGATAAGTTAGCGGAAGAAAAGCAAGTAAGGCGGAGTGCTTTAGCACGTGAAATCCTTATAAATGCACTTCGATTTGTTAAATTATAGTTAAAAACAAAAATAATAGAAAGATTTTGATTAAATAATTTGCATAATCAAGATAAATATACTACCTTTGTAGTGTAATAATAAAACAAACATTAATAAATAAAACTTCACAACTATGACAACAATTAAATTTAACGAATTTGTAGAAAACAATTTCAACGCAAACAGAGTAAACGAGTTAAGAAATGGAACTTCAATTCTTACAGGTTTCAAAAACTTTCAAGAAATTGAAGAACTTGCAAGAGAGTTCAAAGATGATGAAACCTTTATCGAGGTTGCAGAATTTGAAAACGGCAAGAACATCGGCAAAGCTTTTGGAGCCTTTCCACTTTACACAAAAGCACTTAACGGAGAATTTTGCAACGGTGCCCACATCGACGAAGTTAGCGAGGATAAATTCTCTGTAACTTATGAAGGTTGCGACGAACCTTTCGCAATTTACGATAAAAATAGCGTTGACTATGAATTCGACGGCACAACTCGCGAAATAGGAATCGTTTTTAAGGCATTAGAGTATTAAACAAAAAAGAGGGGTATTTGCCCCTCTTATCCGTTTAACGCTAAAGATGAAAGTTCAAAGGTTAGCGTTTGGACGTATTTCGTAACGCCAGAGTCGCCCCATCCTGTTATCGTCTCCTCTCCGTCAACGAAAACAACGCCAGGGCAAAAGGCTGCATCTCGCAAAATGCTCCTTACACGTTCTAAAATTTCCAACCCTTTTGTATATTCGGTAGAAATAACATTGAGCAAAATAGTCGCTATTTCTTCGTGTGTAAGCATGTTATTTCGATTTTCTTTATATTCTTGACGAGCTAAAACGATAAAGTCCCCATTAGTTTCAAGGGGTGCGGCAATTGGAAAAATATTGCCTTTGACGAGTTTTTTTAACTTCTCATCTTTCGATAATAACTCGTATACTGTTGTCGTTGATGAAAGTGCGCTATACATAAGCTAAAATTTTAATTGTATTTTGCATATAATTCTGCTGAGGCTTTCTTTATGCCCTCAGCAACGAGCCTCAACGCGGCGGGGGTGTCTTCGTTTTTCGTCCTCGTCCAAAATCGTTTTAGAGAAGGCATTGCGCCCGTTTTTTTACCCGTCGAAGTTATACGAGGCTTTGAGCCTTCGTCGGCCGTTCGAACTTTAATGCCCTCCCTTTTGGGGTCTTTCGCCTTTTTGGGAACGACAAAACCAACCAAAACGCCGCTTTTCCGCTTTTTGAGTTTCACCGAAAACGCTCTTAACATGTTTCCGCTAACGCCTTGCGGGCGTTTCATTGCCGCCCTTAAACGCCTTTTGCCCCCTTCTTTTAAAAGCTTTCCGCCTGCCTTTAGCCCGCTCTCGATAGCCCTTTCTTTGCCTATTTTAGGAAGTCCCGAGAGAAACTGCTGAACGTGTTCAAAGCCTTGAACGCCTACCAAACTCGAGAGCTTTTCCTCTTTTTTCTTGCTCATAGATTTTGTTTTTTGCCCGTTATTACGAGGGTTTGGTCCTGCGGTTTTTCGTCGATATTTACAATCTGGTAAAATTCATTTTGATACAAAAAAGTCAACTCCGAAGTTATAACTTTGCTCTTTCGAACTTGCAAGTTAACTGTACTTCTTTGAAATTCTTCAAACGAATTTACCCCCATATCTCCGATAAATGCTTTTAGCCTGTGGCATCTTGTACGGAGTACGCAAAGCCTTGCGGGTTTCGATTTTTCAAACCCGTTTGCCTTCTTTTGGGTTTTATAAAATTGCACCCATTCACGCAAAAGTCCTGCTCTCATACTATCTATATTTTATGTAGGGCTGAAGCAAAAAGCCGACCGAATAAGGAACAACGTGCGGAGCTGTGTAGCTCACAGGCTCACGATTTGAGTACAACCCTGCGGCAATTAATAACACAGAAACGAGCAAAGGCGAAGGCAAAACCCCTTCAACTTCCAACCCTTGCAAAGGCTGTTGTATGTAGTTTTCTACGCTTTGCTCCGCTGCCATTAGCAACGCTTCTAAGTAGCTGTCATCGTCTGAAAAGTCGATATTAAGCTGCTTTTTAATTTGTGCTAGCGTTGCGTATCTTGGCAAATTTATTCTACTTTTCCCGTTCTCGAAAAAAGTAGAGGGACGTCCGAAAACTCGAACCGCCCCTCCGACCTTAAAAATAAACACTAAAGTACTATGATTAAAGAAGATAATTACTAATTATTCTTTAGGCCTGCTTAAGCAAACCGAACGCCTCTTTTCTGAGTGCCACCATGTCACAATCGACGTTAAGAACGCACTCAATTACGTTTTTGCGGAGCACCGCTGCCGAACTTGTATCGACGCCCAAAACCATATCACCGAAGAAGCCTAAGAGGTTATAGCTAAAAATTCCGTAACCTATCTCGGTGTCTTTAAGGTCGTTTGTAACGTACACGGGAGTGCCGTCTATTCGGCCGTTTTCGTCCACACACATGCGTCCCGAACCTGCGTCGATAGGGGTGCCCTTAAGTTTGTAATACATAGCGGTAGACATAACGAAAGCACTTGTACCGTCTAGCTGAACGCCTGTTGCTTCTACACCTGCTTTAAGGCCTAGCAAGTCGGCATAAGTAACGCCTTTTGCCGCTGTAAAGGTCTTTGTTGTGCCAGGTTGAACAAAAACGCCCGTCGGTGTTTTGCCCGCTGTGCCTAACTGTGTTGTGCTGAACATAGTTTTATTAAGCGTTCTTTGTGTCGCTAAATTCATTTGCTTAAGCACAATCTCGGCAATTTTTCCCGCACTTTGGTTGATTGCTCTGCGAGAAATCGAGAAGGCAATACTCAAACGTTTTGGGTTTGGTGAAATGTGGCTAATATTTAACTTTGAGTCGCCTACCTCTGCGTTCTCGTCCTCCCAAGAAGCCTCTGCGCTTCCGATAACGGGGAAGTTCCACATACCTTCGATGCCGTGTTGAATATTTGTGCCTACCTTGTCAAAAATCAAACCTTTTTCAAGGGGCTCGATGAGGTCTTTAATTGTAACGGGTTGCACAGAAGCAACTGAGGTGGTGTCTTGCAAGTTTGCACGAGTTTCTAAACTTGCGGGGATTCGCAAACCTTCTGCGGCTCTTAACTCCGCAAATTCTTCGGGAACGCCGTTGCCGCCTAAGAATGAGCGCAAGACCTCACCGAAAGCGTTTGCGGTTACGCCTGTTGTAGGTTCGTTCGATTGAGCATTTTGGAGCATTACAGTGTTACGGAGTTGCAAAAGCTGTAACTCGCTTTCAAGGCCTGAACGCTCTTCTTTTTCTGCTTCGGTCAAAGCTCTTTTTTCTGTTTCAAGAGCGTTTGCAAGTTCTTCGAATCTTGCACGAATTTCTGAAATACGTTGCGCATTCTCTCTAAATTGCTTGCGCTCGTTTTGGTTTAAGTTGGTAAACATTTTTAATCTAATATTAAAATAAAAAATAACAAACTATGAATTTATAAGTTAGAGCGCAATTGCGCAATTTCTTCTCTTATTTGCTCGGCTTTTCTTAGCTCCTCTTCACTTGGTTGCTGAGGCTCTTTTGTAAAAACGCTAGGTTGTGAGCGTTGCATAATTTCGCCTAATTCTTTGGCGACTTCGTCGGTCGAACGAGCTCCCACAGATGTGCCTAAATAGGCGGGATTTGCGACCATTGAAACGTCGTACAACCCTGTAAAGCGTCTAATTGTGCGTACAATAGTGTCGCCTTCTTGCGAATATTTTACGCTACTCTCGTCGGTTTCGTCTGTCGTAAAAGCAAAAGAACTACCGAAAATATCACCCCTTTCTATCATCTCGAGGGCGTAATTGCCGTCGGCCGTGTTAGGCGCAACAAAGCGGTATTTTAAACCCTTTGCGTCTATCTCTAAAGTTAGAGAGCCTTTGCCAAATCGTGAACGAGCGAGCATTCGCTTACGGTCATGCTCCAAACAAGCAATAACATCCGAACTTCTTAAAAGTTCTTCGTTAACCGCCTCGGGGGCGATGACCTCGACGACGTCGCCCGTTGCGCCACGCCACAAGACCTCTGAACGTTGATTAAAGACTATCGCGTAACCTTCAATCGTACGCGAATCTCCCTCAGTTCTCACCGAGGGGGACTCCGCAAAATTTCTAAACTGTATATTTTTATCAACCATTAAAGAACATCTATTTATAATTATTCGGTTTCGCCCTTTTTAGGTAGCACGTTTTTTGCCCCCGTTGGCTCTCCCTTTATTTTTGCGCTATCGAGTGGGGCAACGTTGCAAGAAACCAAAGGCGTGTCGCCTCCCTCGACGGGTTCTTTTCCTTCTTTTCTTCGCCATTCGTTCACCGTATAAAGTCCCGTTTGTATCGTTTTCTCGATATACTCCGACTTCGTCTTTAAGTCTGTTTGATAATAGTCGTCGAGGCTGAATTGTATTTTTTGCAAGTTCTGCAATCTCTCGGGGATTAGTTTAACAGTGAACTCTAATTCTATCCTTTTGAGCATTGGCGCAAGGGTGTCGGTTAAAAAGGCCGTTTGTGAGTTCTCCGAAGCCTTATAATTTGAGGTTTCGCTCATGAAGACTTTATCGGGATGAACGCCAAAGAATCGGCAAATCTCTAAAATATTTAAGTTCTTTGACTCCAATATTTTTAAGTCTGCGGGAGATAACTGCATTTGCGTGTACTTCATCGTACCAGGCAAAAACATAATTCTTTTACCGCTAAACATTTCTTTTTCCATTCTTTTCGAAACGTCCTCGAGTTGTTCGTCTTGCGGAGCTCCAAAGCCTTTCGTTAAGGTGTCGTCTCCTGAGATTAAGCCTCTCGGGGTGCTGCCCTTTGCGAATGTATCGGCTTGCTGCCTGTCTGTGCTTTGGCCTATCTTCAAAATTTGAGAAGCAAAATAAATAGTCGACACGCCCGTATAACCCCCGTCCAAACTAACGTTTTTAATATGGATAATTTCGTCGCTTCCGTAGGTTCCGACAATCCCGTTTAACGTGTCGGTGACGAGATATTTATCATTTAACTTATCATAATTCACCGAGCCAGGCGAAAGCAAAATTAATTCTTTTAACCCCGCATCTTCGTAAACGGGTAAAACAAAGCCGTTACCATGCAATAACGTTATGCTAACGAGGTTCTTCATAAAATCAAAAGCGTTCAAACGCTTATTTGGTCTAAGCGTTAAAAGGTTATAGAGCTTACTAAAAGTGTCAACTTTAAAAAAGCCCTTTAGTTTATTGCCTTGCCACTTGCGAGGGGTCAAAGCCAAAGACGCAACTGTCCCCGAAACGATGTCAACGCATCTAAACACGGCGGCTATTTTCATTCCGAAGTCGCCCACATTTTCGTCGCCTCCCCAAGTGTCGCCAACTGTTACGACATTGCTACTTCGGCGTTGAGGCTTTGAGCTGTTTGAACTTCTAAAAAAGTTCTTTATATTATCAATTAAATTCATAACGTTATATTTTTAACTTACTTTTCTTTCATAATCGTTGAACTCCTTTAAGCTCATTAGCATTGTGATAACCCCGTCTATCTTTAAGTATCTACTTCGCTTTATTGGTTTTTTGTTCTCGAGTTTATCCTCATCTAGGACCGCATTATCAAAGCAAAAATAATTTATAGGATTCGGGTTAATCGTTAAAGCAAATTTTCTCGTCGCATATTCCCACGACTCAACGGGTGAGGTGAAACTTGCATAAGTCTGTTTTATAGGTTGCATGACTTTTGCCGCTCCGCTTGCACTCATCAAGTTTACAAAGTCTAAACTCTTATAGCTGTCGTAACCTATTTGCAATATTAGAAGGTTTTTATTTCTTGCGATAATATCGCCCGCAATTTGCGAATAGTCGATAACATTGCCTTTCGTTAAGTTCAAATGTCCTTCTGCCGCCCATTTTCTGTATAACTCCTCGTTGCGGTGTCCGTTTAAACACTCTTCGGGGAAATAATAGTCTGTATGAAAGTGGAACTTTTTTTTATCAGAGAAATAAAGCCCATAGGTCACCGCTGAAAAGTCGTCTTTCACGGACAAGTCGACGGCTACCATTGTAGAAACCCTTTTGCCTATTTTGTCGATGTCGATATTTTGGGCGTGCATCTTCATTTCTTCACCTGTCAACCACGGCTCTAAATTCGAAGGCACGAAGATATTTAAAAGCTTTGTTCTAAATGTCTTCATATCTTCCTTAGAAATGAGTGCTTTTTGCCACTCGTTTTCATAGAATTCGGGTTGCACCGTTACGCCAAGATGAGGCTGCACCTTTTTCCAAACTTCGGGGTTTCCTTCGTCGTCGCCCTCGTCGGGCATAAACAAGTGGGCGAAAATTCTGTCGTTTTCTATTTCACCCAAAAGCACACGCTTATAATTTTCGAGCATCTCAACGAACGGAGATTCGCTTTTGTCTGACGCTGTTGTGATAGTCACGACTAACGGGTCGAGCCTCGCACCCATAGAACTAGTTAAAACGTTTTTCAGCTCTGCGCTATCTGCTTGCGAGTACTCATCTAAAATAACTAACGAGGCGTTTAACCCGTCTAGCTTATCAGCTGAGGACGATAAACATTGAACACTCGAAGACCTGTCTAAGTTTCCTATTATCTCGATTTTCTCACGATTAAGTTTGAACATTTTTAAACCAGGGTCGAGGCCTCGCAAAATCGCCTTTATTTCTTTAAAACAGATTTGTGCTTGGTAGTAGCTATTTGCCGCGGTGTAAACTTCAGCGTTAGAATCGCCGAAGAGCAAATCATAAACCGCCAAAGATGCAACCGATGTTGTCTTCGAAAATTTACGAGGAACAAACAACAAAGCCTCACGGGTTAGTCGTCTGCCGCTCTCGGTATAAAAGCCCATTATATTTGCAAACTGGAAAACTTGAACGGGTGTAAGTTTATAACTTTGTCTACCTTTCAAACCTGAGAACTTTAAGCACTCATAGAATTTTATAAAGAGCTGAACCTCGTCGAGTCTAAATTCGTATTTGTCTAAAAAAGTGAAGAAGCGCACAACCGCAAGAACCTCGAAGAGATTATGTCGTTCAGGGTTTTTGCAAACCTCTGTAACATATTCCTCGAGGCGGGGGTCAATCTTTTTCAGCTTATAGCCTTTAATGCCTTTGGCTAGAATTTGATTTACCGCCCTTTCTTTTAGTTGTGTGCTTTCTTCGGGGGACAATATTTAAAGTATAAAGGAGGTGTATAATAAACGGCTTAAATCAAAAATAAAAGCCTTATTTTGCTTTTCTACTGCTTTTATTGCTTCCGAGTGTCGAAATTAAGCCCGCTAAGCCGCTTGCCTCCGTCGAAGTGCTTATCTCATCAGAAGATAGCGAAGTTAATTTCAGTTCTCGCAAATACTTACGAACTACTTCGGCTTGTTTGATTTGCATGTCACAAAGCGGATTTGGTTTGCATCGCGCTTCGCCTCCGTCGGTTCTTTCTATAATTAGAAGGTCGTCGGATTTAAGCGCTTCTACTATTCGGGCATATTGCTTCATAGTAGTTGCACACATATGTATCGTTAATTCGAGTTCTTCTTTATAAGTTCCGAGCAACTGCAAAGACCCTCGAATCGCATCGGCGAACTTATCGACGTCCATCGTTGCATATTGCGCATTTTTCTTCTTTTTTATAGTTGCCATTTTTAGAAATTCGTCTTTTATAATATACCTTTTAAAACGGGTTTAGGGTACCAAAGGGGCAACCCAGTTGCAAAAAATACCCCTTAAACGTTCGAAGGAGGCTGATTGGGTTTAGGACCTACCCCTCAAACCTAAAAAAGCACCCCCCCCCTTTAACCTTTTCTACCTTTCAAAACCGACACCCCTAAAACCTTCTTTTACTCCTGGAGTGAGACAAACCAATGGAACTATAACGTAAAAATAGTATCGTTCCATTGTTCCGCCTATGATTATCAACGAGTTAGGGCAAGCGGAATAAGTGGAACAATAAAAACCTATAAAGTTATAAATACGTATTTTATAAATTTCTATTTTAACACTATGTTAAATACCTGTATTTTTAAAAGTGTTATTTTTTAAGTCTATAAGGTTTTTATTGTTCCTATTGTTCCAATCTTTGCAACTTATTGATAATTATCGCAATTACATGGAACAATAATTTTTATTTTATTGTTCCTTCTGTTCCATTTGTTCCGCCCTTTTTGTTAAACCCTTTCAAATCCTTACAAAATAGGTGCGTTTTACTTCTAAAATGTAATAAAGATATTTTTGCGTTTGTTTGCAGTTGGTTAACAGTGTTGTTAACCATTGACATTGTGTTAACGCGTCTTTGGTCTTTAACATATTGGGGCGTATAAATTTGTTAAACATCTAAAGTTATCAAACAAAGTAAAACGTAAAAGTTAAAACTCTCGCTACACCTATAAAAAGGGTATTTGATTTTGTTTAACTCGCGAGGTCTGTTTTAACATTTAATCTAAGTATGATCTTATGAACCTCTCCGTCTTTCTTTTGTTATTGTTCCGCTGTGCCTCCTTTGAGTGAGACGATAGCTCCTTATGTATTTGCGTGTGACAATCGGAGCACAACGCCATTAAGTTTGTAGGGTTGTAAGCCCTCGCCCTCATTGCGTCTAATGTCGTTGCCCATTCGATAGGGTTAATGTGGTGAACGTCTGTCGCTGGCGTTAGTTTGTCTTCTTTTTCGCACCGCTCACAAAGGGGGTGCTGTTGTAAATAGCAAAAGCGCAACCTTCTCCAGGTTACGCTATTAAGTAATTTACGATAGTGCGGGTTACTTCGTTTGTAGTTCATAATATTATCTTTCGTTTCGTGTTCTAATACTGTGAGCGAATTGCTCGCCCTGTGGTATCATCTCGTGGTCTTCCACGCAATGGTACCCGAGTTCTCGAGTTAGCTCGAATAGGTCCAGCTCTTCGCCTGGTGCTGCGTCCCTTTCGTCTACGAAACGGCCTTTCCACCCGTATTTCCGAAGTCGAAGGCTTGCTAACTTCCGTAAGGCTTTGAGGCTATCTTCTTTAAGTGTGAAAAGGTTTGCAATTTCGACGGGCATTTCTTCCGCAATACATCCTCGTTCAGCGTCGTAAGCTCTTAGAAAAGCATAGACTAAATAATAGAGAAGAGAGTAGAGCGATTTGAAATGATATTGCTCCGCTATCTCTTTGAGTTTGTTATAATCTCGTTCGGTGATCCTCGCTTTAAGCTGTCTTGATAATTTCGCTTCTTTGCTTTTGCTCATGTCTATAAGTTTTTTAGAATGTTATAAATATCGGTTAATTCTCGCTTTGACTGCTTGCATTAAGCTCTCTTGTGTTTTGTCTTTTTTATTTAGAGAGTTAACGACTTCCTCGTCGATTGTCCCTTTACTAATAAGGTGATAAATCTTTACGGGTTTTGTTTGTCCTTGGCGATGAAGTCTTGCGTTAGCTTGTTGGTAAAGTTCTAAAGACCAAGTTAGGCCATACCAAACGATGATGTTTCCGCCGTGTTGAAGGTTGAGGCCGTGCCCCACGCTTGCGGGATGCGCGATAGCTATATCTATCTCGCCTTTATTCCACGCCTCTATCGTGTCGGTGCCTTCTAGCTTCACAACCTTTAAACCCTTGAAGTGTTCTATAATTCTGCGCTCCTCGTGTTTGAAAGCGTAAAAGAGTAGTATGGGCTCACCGTTTGCGGCTTCGACAATATCCTCGAGAGCTTCGAGCTTTTTAGAGTGGATTAGGTGAGAGTTGCGCTCCTCGCCGTAAACCGCTCCGCCGCTAAATTGCAGTAGCTTATTAGAGAGAGCTGCTGCCGACGCTGCTGTTATCGTTTCGCTATCATCGGCAAATAGCTCGAGGACGCAATCACGCTCAAACTTATCGTAAGACTTTTTAAACTTGCCGAGGTCTACTTTCTCGAAATAGTCTAAGCGCTTAGGTAATTGCAAATAGTCTTCGGCTTTCATTGAAATGCATATATCACTTATTAGGCTATTTATCTTATTTTGCGAACCCTCTCTCAAGTCATAACGAAAGACAATGTCGCCTCGACCAATCGAAGAGAAATAAGTCTCTCTATATCTTGTAATGAACTTGCCTAAGCGTTCGCCCATGTCTATAAGATACATTTGCGCCCATAAATCGATATAGCCGTTCGGTGCTGGCGTACCTGTGAGGCCAACTACTCGAGAGATAAAAGGCCTAACGGATTTTAAAGCCTTCCACCTTGTGGACTTCGAAGACTTGAAAGACGAGAGTTCGTCAATTACTACCATATCGAAAAAACGATTATGAAATAAATATCCATGAGTAGCAACTAGCCAAGCTACATTCTCACGATTTATTATGTATATATCTGCGTTTGCTGCTAACGCCTCATTGCGTTTTTTCTCACTGCCTAATACTTTCGATATTTTCAGGTCCTTTAAATGCTCCCATTTTTCGCACTCGTCGCCCCACGTATTCTCAGCCACTCGAAGGGGTGCTACTACTAAAACTTTCACAACCTCGAAAGAGTAGTTAATTAGTCGATTAATAGCGGTGAGGGTTGAAATAGTTTTGCCTAAACCCATATCTAAGAGCAAACTTGAATAAGGGTTTTTAATTATATGGTTGACGGCTGTCTTTTGATAGCCATGCAAATTACTTTCGTTCATCTGTTATAAAATTTATTATCTTTTTAATGTCTTGCGGAGTGTAAACTATAAAGGTTTTTGCCCCTAAACTCTCGAGTTTTTTTATTTCTACAACTTGCCTCGGTGAGAGTTTGCCTCCTGTGCTTTTAATCTCCGCAAAGCAAAAACGGCCTTTAAAGATGATCATACGATCGGGCACTCCCGTGCAGTTTGGCGAAGTAAATTTATACGCCTTTCCTCCTATCTCTTTAAGTCGTTTTTGCAAATTGCGCTCGAGGACTTTTTCGCTGTGGATTATTTTAACCCCCATAATTCTAGCCCGTTTGTTCCACGTCTTTTGCAGTAAATTCCAAAGTCTTCGAAATGCTTTTCAAAGCGAAGGGCAATTCCGTTTAAAATTTTGTAGTATTGGAAAAAAGCCGAACGCCTAACGATTAGGCGGCAAAGTGCCTTCATATCTTTGCAACGTTTTACCAAAGCTTTTGTATAGTTGAAAGCGTCTTCGACGCCTTCGTACCCCCTCGCTTTTTTACAATCTCTATTATCTCGCAAATACGTAATTGATTTTACAATTTCATTGCGTAATTTCTTGAATTCTCTCTCTGTCATAGTTATTAAAAAATATCCTCGTTAGCTGTCATGTAAGTTGTGTAGGCGGGTTTTGGCTCTTTTTCTATTCTTTCGAAAGTGCGTTGGCGTCCGTAAATACTACCACGAATATTACCTACATATCGCCACCCGCTCATCTTCTTTAAGATAGCGTTAACCGCTCTCGTCTTATAGCGGGCTTTGTCGTCAATCCTTTCGCCAAAGCATTCGCTAAGAATTTCTACCGCTGTTATTCGTGTGCGTTGTAGACTTGCTTCTTCTCGAAGGGTGTCGCCTTCTTGCAAAAACCAAATACGGCGCTCTGTTATTGTCTTCTCCTCCCACGATTGTGGCAAACGCTTTTCGAGGAACTCTTCGATGAGGCCTTCGCGCTCGTCGACTTCTTCGTGTTCTTTTTGGCGGTTTCGCGCTTTTTGCTCGAGTTCTTTAGGTAGATAAAGCTCTTCGCCCTCGTCGTAATACTTTTTAGCCTCCGCCCAAATTTGCAAAACTTCTTCACTTGTAAGGTCTGTGTACATGCTTTTTGAGGGTAGTTTTTCGCCTACGTTGATAATCCAAAAACGGCGGTTACCCGTATCACCTTTTAAGAAGTTGTATTCGTTAGTCGTTGCAAAAAATACACATTGACGGGGGAATATTTCAACCTTTCGACCATAGGCGGGCCTAAACTGGTCCTCGCATTTTGATATAAAAGCCTTCATAGTTTCGACGTCTGCCTTCTTATATACAGAAAGCTCTCCGAGCTCGATGAGCCACGCTCTTTGCAGTTGCTCCATTCCTTTCTGCCCTTCAACACCTATGAAAGAGTCACTAAACCATTTACCGCCTAACTTCGCTAATATTGTGGATTTGCCTATACCTTCCGAGCCTACGAGAGTTAAGACGTAATCGAATTTTACTCCAGGGTTAAAGACACGAGCAACGCAAGCGACGAACGCCTTGCGAGTTATCGCCCTGTTTAGCTCACTATCTTCTGCGCCTAGATAATCTATTAAAAGCGTTTCAACTCGTTTCTTTCCGTCCCATTTCGCTGTATTAATAAACTCCTGTATAGGGTGAAACGAATGTTTAAGCATCACCATGTCGAAAGCGTCTTGCGTGTTTTGGATTGACGCTTTTAAGTTGTAAGGGTTGCCGTTTAGGTAGTTTCGTAAACAAGCGTCGTCGGTGTTCGTCCAAAAGCTTTCGTAATAGTTTTTAATCTTTCGCCATGGTAGACTGCCATTTACGCAAGCCTGGTTAGCAAATAAATCAAATCTTATTTTGCCTTTTAGAAGTGGGTCTTTTTCGATAATTGTACGATAGTTTTTAAGCGTTGGTAGAACTATTCCCCTGTCGCTAACTTCGAGTTGCGTTAAAAGCTCCGCTCTGTCTTTCGCTATGCTTTTAGGTTTTTCCTCACTTTGTTCTTGTGGGGTTTCTTCGCTAAACTCTTGCGCTGCCGCCTCTGCTAATTCTTCTTGCTCGGCTGCTCTTTCTGCCACCCATGTCGCTTTTACGTTTTCGTCGCTTTTGCAAAGCTCCGCCATAGCTTTAAACGAGGGTTTGTCGGTTGCTTTTGTTGTTTCGCTAGCCTCATCGTCCCGACTACCGAAAAGGTGAACTCTAACGAGGTCGAAAGCGTTGCGGAGATGTCCGCTTGCGGGGTCGGTGCTGTGATTCGAGAAAGCAAAAAGCCCATTTTCGTAAACTACTAAGCCGTTAGACGTTGAGCCCTTTAGATAGGTATAGCGTGTAGAGCTTTCTTGCTTGTAAATTTCAGAGAGAAAAGTGTCTATCGCTTCGCCTACTGTGTAAGTGCGGCAAAAAACGCCTACCCATCCGTCTTTCTTAAGCGGGTTTTCTTGCTTACTTACTTCTCTTTTTATTTCTGCGGGGACACGAGACGAGTAAGCCCACTCGCTGCGGTCTTGCCACCTTCTGTAATTCTCTTTTAAAATTGCTTTGCCGTCTAGCCATTGCCCATCCTGATATTCGAAAATATATTCACCATCTGAAGGGGTAGAGGGGTAATACATAAATCGGGCGGGTTGAAAGGTCGTGTCGTCGAACTGGTTTATACCGCAACAACTTGCGACATAACGAGATATTGCCTCATATTCTTCGGGCGTAACTTCTTCTTTTAAAGGTATTAAGAGCCTTAAACGAGGTTTCTCGGGCGTGTGCTTGTGTGTGGAGTAAACGGCGGCCGCACAGTCGAAAAGCATACAAAAGTTATCCCACAAATCGCCTTTGCCTTCGTCAATATCTAGCGTAATTAATTGGCGTGCTAAAACGCTGTTATTGCCTCTTTTACCGCCAATTAGATAACCACCAAAAAAACCGCCTACGTCTTTAATATTGTCCTGCTCGTTCTTCTTTAGGGCTAAAAACTGCTTAATCGTTTCGCCTGTGCGTGTGGTTTTTTGGAGTTTATTTAATAGCTCTTGCCAGGTCGTTTCGCCATTTCTCCACGTCTTAGTAAATCGAGTTGCGGCCGTTGCAATTTGCAATTTGCCGTTATATTTTAGTTCAATCATAGCTCTTTTAATCTTTTAAATAATAAGGGGTTGTATAACCTTCGCCCTTTAGAGGCAAATTGGGGGCAAAACTTATAGGCGTTGAAAAGATTTTTTTTATCTCGCTTAAAGCCTTTGCGCTCTCGTTTGCGGGAACTTCTGCGATAATTTCGTCGTGAACGTGAAAGCTGATATTATAGCCTTTTTCTACAACTCTCAAAATCGTTTCGCCTAAACAATCTCGGGCAATTGCTTGTACAATGTTTTCAACTAATTTACCGCCATAGGTTTCGAACTCCTGCCACTGGTGTGTGGTCTTATTTTGCCCCATGTAGCAAATTTTATTATCTACAATCTTTGCGAGAGGGTAGGAGAGCAAACGCCCTGAGGGTAGCTTTATTTGTAAAATGCCGCAAGCCATTCTAAAGATTAAACCGCCTTGCTTAAGCTTGATAACTCTATTATATTGGATAGCTTCTTTAGCTGCTCTTTCGACATCTCTCCATAGCTTTACGATATTAGGCGATGTCTGCCTCCACGAATGAACGATAACCTCTATCTCGGGGTCGGTCATTTTGAGGGTAGATTCTGCCATATCTTTAAAAGCCGCAACGCCACCGCCAAATCCGAGAGAGAGCTCTGAAATTTTACCGACTGCCCGCTCTACTGATCCGTGTTTTATCTCTTCGATAGATTTTCCGAATATTTTAGCCGCTGCGGCCTCATAGATTTTGCCACTACCTTTGAAAATTTTTAATCTCCATTCTTCGCCCGCTAGCCATGCAATGACACGAGCTTCGATAGCTGAAAAGTCGCACACGCAAAAAGTATAATTTTCTTTTGCTACAAAAGCCGTGCGAATGAGTTGAGAGAGAATATCTGCGACATCTCCGAAGGTAAGTTCCAACATCTCAAAGTCATTCTTTTTAACTAACTCTCTTGCTAATGCTAAATCTTTCGAGGAGTTTCGAGGTAGGTTGTGTACCTGTACTATTCTGCCCGCCCATCGCCCTGTCTTTGCTCCATAAAATTGTAGCAAGTCATGTAGTTTGTCGCCCGAGCAAACTGCCTTTATCATTGCCTCGTATTTCTTTACAGACGTCTTTGCGCTCATCGCTCGGAGTTCTAAAACTCTTCGCACTTCTTTACTTGCTCCTTTTGCTAACTCTTTAGCGTCGTCTTTTGCTAGGCTTTGAATTGTTCTACCTAATTTATTAGATAGCCATTGCTTTAGCTGTGTGGGTGAGTTCGGGTTGTCGAGATTTGTTATTTCTTGCATCTCTGCGAAGATCTCTTCTTGCGCCTCGTCGTGCATTCGTATAGCGTTCTTCGCTAATTCTACATCGATGCAAACTCCGTTGTCGTGTGTCTTTTGGTCGAAGACGTACAACGCACGTTCGAAAGGAGTAACGGGATTTAATCTATCATTGCAAACCTTCCTTTGTATAGCGAGTTCGACCTCTACGTCTCTCACACAATAGCGTTTAAACGCCTCCCATTTCTCGGGAGCATGCTCGGGGAGGTTTCGGGCTCTTCCCCCGTTTGCTTTAGTAGGTTTGCATGGAATTGAAAAATATCTTATTAGTTCTTTGCCTTCTTTTAGCTTCTTATTTTTTAGTTTTAAAACCTCACCGCAATTATCAAGTGAGGCGGGCAAACCAAGCATTAATGCTCTTACCTGTGTGCAGTACCATTGCTCGGGGTCTAAGGTTTCGCCTAAAAATTTGCCTATGCAAACACGTTCGAAAGCTGCGTTATAGGCTGTTTTAATTACGCTCTTATCTGTTATCGCTTTTAGGATTTTCTCGGGTATTTCTTCGCCCTGCGCTAAGTCAATAATTTGCACTTTGCCACCGTCACAAGAATAGGCAAAAAGCAAAATTTCGAAGTTAGGCGTATCTGTATAATTATGAACTCCGTTGGTGATGTCTTTGTCCGAAAAAGTCTCGATATCGATTGATAAAACTTTAATAGGTTCGTCGTTGTTTAAAATTCTAAACCCTTCTATATCGCTTAAAACCTTATCAACTGCGAAGGAAAAATCGTAAGAAGTTGCAAAGAGATTGAAAGTTTTTTCTACTGCTTCGCCATTTTCTCCGCCTTCATAGGTATAGCGTTTTTCTGTGTGTACAAAGCCTATCTTATTTTGTGTAACGTTAGATAATGAGCGTGCGCTAATGAATAATTTTTCGTCTACTTCTTGCAACATCGTGGGCTTTGCAAAATCAAAACCCGCAAGGATTAAAGCTTCTGTAAGGATTGCGAGCTCGTGGCAAATTGGATTACCAAAATCGAAGGAGTTTAAAAATACATTTTCGGCTATTTTAAAATAGGTGTCTCTGCTATACTTTAGTTGGAATTCTCTGAGGTTCATAAGGCAAAAGGGATTAAAAGCGTGAGGGGTCAAAGCCCCTCACTACATAGTTTATTAAAGAAAACAGTGGATTATTACTACTTATTAAAGTGTATCTCTTATTAAATTAGAACTTTAAAATATTTATTACTCTCTATTTTTTAGAACATGTCATCGTCTGCAGGTGTTTCTTCGTCGATTTCCATGTCTGCGAACTCTGCCTCAGCACTTGAGCGACCGCCTAAAGGCTCACCATCTGCGACTTTTAGAACGTTGTTCAGACCTGAGGCAATTCCCTTATTTCCTTTTTGATTGAAAGCGTAAAAGTTCACACTCGCATAAACATAGCAACCGCTATACATTTCATCTTCGTCCTCGAGGTTCTCGATGATATTTTGCTTTTTGCCGTCTACCATTTTTGTACCTTTGAACACGCTAACGCCTGGCTTTGTTTTGCAAGATGCGTTAATGAAATAAGCACCTTTATAGGCTTCATCGTCGGGGCGTTCTTCGTCGCCATCTCTCAAAGGAGTTTTTATCCTCTCAAGTTTTGCGTTAGCCCCTAAGGTCGTTTTGCCATAGTCGAAAGCGTTTTTAATAGCTTGCTCGATTTGAGCTATTAACGCTTTGTTTTCCTTTGGGATAATTAGCGAAATTGAATACTTAGGCTCTGCACCTTCCACGCCTTTAGGGTGGAATACACTTACATAACTTGCTCGTGCTTTGCCGATTTTAACTCTCGTCATTAATTGACCATTTTCCATGTTTTTTAAAATTTAAAAAATTAATAATTATACTTCTATATCTGTGTTATTGAATTCATTCTCCGAAGTTGCTGCGGGTCGAGGATCGTCGACGCTAACGAGCTGTAAAGCACCTGCGGGCTTTATAGTAAGAGGCGCAACGAGTTCCGTAAAAGCTTTTTTGCCTAATAGCTTTTGCATAGCAGTAAGCGTTATTAACTTGCTTTCGTATAGCTGCTCTTTTGTGTAGCCGTTAGCCGTTAAAGCGCTCACTACCTCGTCGGGGTTAGCTATTTTTCGAACTGAACGACCTTCTACGAGTTTCAACCCCTCGAAGGTTTCGCCTTCTTTCGCTCTCTCCGTTACTTCTTTCACAACCGCGTTAAGCCAGGCTATTATCTGAGGGGCTTTGAGAACTATCTCGGCTTGCTCTTTTGTTGTTAAAAGCTCTTTTTGCTTTAGCACCTCGACCTTCTCGAGTTCTCTGCTTTGCTCTGCGCAACTTGTTTTAGCTTTGCAGAAACCACACCACGCACCGCAACTCTGCTCACCTTCGCCTTTGAACGCTTTATCCGCTAAGGGTTTCAAATACTCTTCGCCCCACTGCTTTAGCTCCTCAACGCTCATCGTGAACGAGCTTATATTGCTCATGCGAGGCTGGTAAATCGTCATCGTTACATTTTCAAAGCTGTAAAGCATTTCATAAGCTTGGATGTTTGCGAGGGCGTAAATCATCATTTGGGCGTTATTCATTGCGCTAACTTTTACGCCTTGCCCGAATTTTAAATCGATGATCTCGAGAGCGGTGTCGCTGATGATAGCGGCGTCGGTTGTTCCGAACATTTCCTCACCATAATAGCTTGCGTTTAGTTTCTTCTCAATTTGTAAAATCGTGTCGGGCGTTTTTGCTCTTGCTTCGATTAGCTTTTCGCAAACAAATTGAGCATAATCCTCGCAATAATTTAACATCTCGGGGGTGACGACTTCATCAAAAAACGCTTTTTCTATTCCTTCGCCTTCGAGCTTTTTGCGAATAGCGTTGAGAGTTGTCTTTTTTAGTGGTTTTAAAACTCCATCGTCTTTCGCTGCGCAGAGGCGTGTTGCCGCTATCTCGTGGGCGATAGTTCCTTCTTGCGCTGCCTCACTTGCTTCGTCTTCGAATATCTCTTCAAGTCTCACCGAAGGGGTGCATTTCGTCCAACGATGAGCACTTGAAGGAGATAGACGTGCGTGTGATTTTTCTTCTACTTTTTTCATAATTAGAAAGGTGCGGGCAATTCGTTTGCGATTTTTTCGAGAGCTTTGTACACTTCTGTATAGCGTTCTTCTGCTATCTCGGTTATCTTTTTAACGCCTAATGTGTTGAGCAACTCTCGAATTTTTTCTCGCCCGCCCGCCTCTGCTATCGAGGTGAAGATTTGCCTTAAGTCCGATAGCGTTGTGGGCGCTGCTTGCTCTTCCTTTTGCTCTGCGGTTTCGGGTGCTTTTGGCTCTTCAACTGCTTGCGCTGTTACTTGCTTTACTTCTTTCTTTTGTTTTGGCTCTGCCGTCGATACGGCTTTAAGCCCGCTAAGGCTGTTTAAAAAACCTTTTACCATTTCGAGGGTCTCCTCGGTAAGGTTTAAATTAATCGTTAATTCCATATCTGTGTATTTTAGTTTTTATTCTACTTTCAATCTCTTTTCAAAAATAGCCTTGATAGCCTTTGAATCTTCTTCGGCTTGCTCTCTTTCACTTTGTAAGTAATAATTACCTGAGTTGTAACAGTCAATGTCGGAGGTCACTCCTGCTTCAGCTGTCTCACAAACTTCGCCATAACTATTTATAAATAAGAAAATTTCGCCCTCTTTCGCTCTCTTTCTTATTCTCTCCATTGTTTTTGTTTCAGCGTTCCAACGCAAACCCTTTGCTTTTAGGTCGTCGAATAAAGCTTGTTTTTCTTTCGCTGTTGCGTGGTTAAAACAATGAGTACCCCAATAGCTATTAGCGGAGTTTGTACTATTGTAATAAATGCAAAAAGTCTTACAACTTTCATCTTTATAGCTTTTAAAGATGACAACTCTACCTGTCATATTTGAGCGCAAAATATCACCGTCTTTAAATTCCTCTTTGATAATAATTTGATTATCTTTGATAGTTGCTTTGCAACCTGTGGGTATATTTATTTTATCCCCTGCATTTAATTTTATTTCCATAGTTGTATATTGTTTTTTATTAATTATTCTTTTATTCGCACAAGCCGTGATATAAGCTCATACAGCTATATCCTTCATCTGGCTCAAAAATATCTTCCTCTACGTCATTTCTATTTACATATTTAAATACTTCACGCACAGTTGGAAAGATGCCATTTGCACAAAATCTCTTTGGTATGTAATTTGGAGGGAAAAACGATGACCCTTTAGAGGTCTCTTCTCTCATTCTTTGCTCTGCGTTTATCAATCGCCTGCTTGCCCATTCATCCTTTGATACTAATTGTACTTCACGCTTTCGACACATAATGCAAGGGAAACATCCAACTCTTGAATAACCTCTCTCATACAAAGGATTAGGACGCTGTCCATTCTCAAGAATATAATCTATTACATCTTGTGAAGACCAGTTGAAAATAGGCCTTAAAACTGATGCGTCGTGAGTTTTACACCATTCTTTTACGGTTTTCTTATGATATAAATTCTTTGCTTCTTCACTAAAATATTCTTTGAAGTAAGAGCATTCAACTTCCAGCTTTGCACGCCTTGCGCTTTCAGAGCTTCTAATTCCTTGAATAATAATAAAATTTTCATCTTGCGATAAAATATAATTAACCATTGGAATTATTTTTAATTCTGAGGTACAAAAACGGCGTGTAGTCGATGGAAAACGTGTCTTCTTTATTGACATATCTACAAAATCTTTATATTTATTATTTCGCAAAATGATTAAATTAACTCCTAAGTTTTTACAAACATCATCTATATGTTTATAAGTTATTTCGTGCTCCCAGCCTGTATCGCAAAACACCGCTGTAATATTTTCTTTCCCGTATTTTTTCACCGCCCAAATAAGACATGCTTGGCTGTCTTTTCCACCACTAAATTGCACTATAACTTTCATATTTCAACGCTTTTAAAATTTACTTTCCATTTCTGCTACAAGGTTTTTATATGGTTAAAAAACTCCTCTTTGCTAATTAAATTGCTCTCTATTTTTTGCACGTTAAAGCAATCAACAGGAGATGTAGCAAAGCACAAATGAAACCCTCGTATTTCATTCATCATTGAACTTCGCATTTCGTGCAATCTCATAAGGATTGGATTTATTGGAATGGTTTGCTTTGGGTTTGTAAAATCACCCTCTACTGCAACGATGTAATAATAAACGTTTTCTATTTTGCAGAACTTTCCCTCCAAATATCCGTAACGCTTTCTTATGAGTTCTTTTACCTTTAGCTCTCGTTTTTGCTTTGATTTAAAGAGCCATTTTAAAAAGCTCTTTTCGGCTTTTAATGCCTTTAAAAATTCTTCATGTGTCATATCTTTAATTTGTTTTTAGTTTAAAATAATTCTAATTGACGAGGGTTGAAAAAGTCTTTATAGTAGGCAATTTTGGCAAACGCCCCTTTTAGTGCTGTTAATACAGGTGTGTTCTTTTGCACGCTTCCTTCTTCGTCGGGAATTCCACCTACAAATTGAATTTCACTGATAACACGTTGGCATTTCTCTTCTAATGACTTTAAGGCTGCATTGATAGCTTCTGTCTCTGTGGTATGCCCACCTGTTGGTGTATCAACATAGTGCGCGCCGCAACAACCGCCTTGCACCCAAAAATTATAGTGAAGTCCAAAATCCCACCGTTCGTTGTCCGATTGCGCTGTTATAATTTCAAAATTACAGAACTTATTTGCCCATTCTATTTTCACATTTTCGGTTAAGCAAACATCAAAAATATTAAAGTAAAAATTTTTGTATCGATGGACGATATCATCGTGGTTTTCCTTTAGATATTTACCCCACTCCTCAAATGTAAATTTTTGACCTGTACATTTGCAAACATGGTGAATATTATTAGTTTCTGTCTTCATTTTATTGTTTGTTTTTTGATTTAAAACGAGCCCTATTTTCACAAACCAAGCTCGAAAACATTACTAATAAGTCAAAATGAATAAGAAAATATAAATGAGACTATCTGAATTGTATTCGCTTATTTGCTTCTACTTGAATTTGCTCGTTAGACATTTTCGTTAGTGTAACGCCCTCTTGATAGGCGTCTAAATCTTCTTTTGTGAAGTAGTTTCTTTTGCCCTTCTTGGTGTAAGGCAAAACGCCTAGGCTGCACATTCTCCTAACGGTGCTATTCTTTAGATTGAGATAGGCTGCTGCCTCTTCTACTGTGTAAAGTTCGCAAACACCTTTAGCGGTGTTTTTTGCTGCTGCCTTTAATGCATTAATTTTATCCGTGAGCGAAGACACTTGTGAGGTGAGGCTTTCTACCGCTGAAAGTGTTTTATTTAAGTTCGCTTCGATTATCGTAATTGCTTGCTCGATGTACATTGTTTTTACTCCTCTACTTCATTTTTACTTATTTTGATAACTCCAGCAAAGCGGACCAAAAGCACAAGGGTTATAAGGGTGCTAATGAATTCTAACGTTTTACCGCTCTCTACAAATTGAATAGTTCTTAAGGCTTGCATAAAAATTGCAAAGAGTGTGATAACTCCTAAAGGTGTGAGGCCTTTTGCCCATCTTAATTCGTTTCCGAAAATTCGCTTAAATGTTTTCATCGTTATTTATTTTTAGTTCTTTTTCTTTTGGGGTTCATTCCTTTGCAAATCCTTCCTAGCTTCATTAAATCGGCTTCTTTGGGAAAATGTGCGTTTTTAGTTCTTTCGATTAAATCTAAATCGCTAACGCCTGCCGACCAACGTTCGCCCGTTTTTGGCGAGATATACGTCACTTTCCAAATTCCGTAATTTGCATATTGAAAGGAGAAATTTCGTTGGTGAAAGGGTGAATCTAGGTCCATATTCCTAAGGTCTTTTAATTGTAGGATTGAAATAATACTCTTCCGTGAGGATTGCTTTATATCTCTTTAGTGCTACTTCTCTTATCATTTCGCCAGTGGTAGAATGACTTCGAAACGCAAGCGCGTCGTACACTGTTTTAATAGATACTTGAAAATCTCGGGCTAAGGCTCTTTTATTTTCAATCGACATTTTTATTATCTTTCTCTTTTTTGTTTGGCTCATTTTCTTTATCTTTGTAAATTATAAAAGTTTTGTAACACGTTACAGACGTTTTACAGTTGCAAAGATAGAACATTGTTCTGATTTATCAAAACATTGCTCTGATATTTAACGTATTTTAAAACTAAGGTCATGAGTACAAGTAGTGTAAAGGAGAGAACGTTGTATTTTATAAAATACAAGGGCTTAACGATGAAAGAATTTGAGAGCCTTGCAGACCTCTCAACGGGGTATGTCACCTCGATGCGAAAAAGTTTCGGAGAGCAAAAATTGAGCAATGTTCTGAAAGCTTTCCCCGAACTGAATAGGGATTGGCTTTTATACGGAGAGGGTGAAATGCTAAAAACAAAGAAACCACAAGAAGAAATAAAAGAAGTGTCTTTCGAAGACGCTTATAAATACCCAAAAGGGGATTTAATACCATATTTTGCGGAGACCTTCACGCGGGGAGGACTTACAGATAGACAAGCACCTATGAACATAGAAGAACATGAAACCAGTTATATAAATGCGGGTAGTATCTTCTCAAGAGCTACATCAGCAATTAAGCACGTGGGGGATAGTATGATAGAATACCCTTCGGGGTGCATCCTTTTTTGCCGTCAAGTGGAAAACCCTTCTCTACTTGTGAACGGCTCTTCGTACGTTATTGAAACAACGGAGTACAGAGTTACAAAGAAGATACACGACAAAGGTAATTTTATTAGAGCTTTTTCAACCAACGAGCAAAAGTTTCCCGACGGCTCTCTAATTTACGAGCCTTTCGACATCCCAAAAACCGACATCGTAAGACTACATCAAATATTAGGATACGCCTATCTTAATATATAACAGCGTGTATTTTGACGCTTATTAAAAGAAAAGACTATGGGCAATTATATTGATGAACTTGCTAGCTACTTAAGAATAAACAAGATAAAACAAGTAGAAATAGCTGACAAACTAGGAATTTCGAAAGCTCAAGTAAATTCTCTACTAAAGGGTAGAGATAAATTTGGCGAAAGAATGGCCCAGCGTTGGGAGGATGAGTTAGGTATTAATAAAGTTTGGCTTATGCTCGGTGAAGGCGAAATGCTCAAAATAGAAAAGGCTATGAATAGTAATATTTTAGAGCTAAAAGAATACCTATTTCAAAAGGGGCTCAAGCAAACGGAGATAGCTAAAAAATTAGATAGCACTAAGCAAAGAGTAAATAACTTGCTTGCGGGTCGTGCGCCTTTCGGTTTTTCGGAGGCACGAAAATGGGAGGAGGCTTTTAATATTTCGGCTTTATGGCTTTTAACAGGCGAGGGAGAAATGCTAAAAGATAGCAAAGAAAGCGATAACGCTAGCTTTGTAGCGCCTTACCTCAAAGACGAGCTTATATATTTGCCGTTGTTTTCGGTATCTGCCCTTGCATCATTTGCGGACAATCTTTCGCAACCTTCGGGGATTCTTGAAACTTACCCCGTATATGTGGCGAAAGGCGAATCTTATACAAAAGAGAGACACATCGTCATAGAAGCGAAAGGCGAAAGTATGTCGCCAACTATTCAAAATAAAGCTATGATTTTGTGCGAAAAAGTCGAGCCCGGGCAATGGGATTACATCCAAAACGAAAAAATAATCGCTATTATTTACGATAATTCTTTCACGATAAAGAGGGTTTTAAGAAATAACTTAGCTACTGCAAATACTATAACGCTATCAGCGGATAACTCGAAATATGGAACGTTAGAAGTTTCTAGATGTGATATAAAAGGTATTTACAGAGCTATTAAAAAGGTGAGCGAATACTTATAG